ACTCCACCGTACAGGACTTTGTCCTCGATGTGAGTCATGTGAGTGTTCTTCTGCTCAGAGAGAACTTCACGTGTAAAGAAAGATTCCATTACATTACCTTATAGTATGGACCAGACAATTCTGACTCCGACCCAGCATAGTTTGCTAGACCAGAAGAGAATCTATCTTTGTCCTTCTTATTGAACTGGGAAACCAGTGCAACGATTTGCGTTGATTGGATCTTTGAAAGATACCAAGCGTCCGTCTTGTCCTTCAACTCTGTATAGAATTCATACTCTGTCATCTTAGGCAAGTCAGGGCACATGCAGTACCAATCGTAGAATTGTTTGATGTCTTCATCGGTGCGTCCACGCAATTCGATCTGAGGAGTGAACTTAGGTCGCGCTGGACCAGCGATGTGGTCGTACAGTCCCTTGATTGGACCGCCTGACATCTTACCCATGTTGGCGTTCTTGCCCTTGAGTTCTCCCTGCCAAGTGCTACCGAACAACCTGAACTGTGCATGACCGCCATCAAAGTAGAGGTATCCGTCTTGGGACTTCCAGAAAGAAACAAGACCGAGGGTCATGCTCTTGAAGTCATACGAGGAGCGACCTCCGCCCACGTTCATTTCTTTTGCCTTGACACTACCAACAACCTTCTTCAGAGATACGCCAACGATGTCGCCACTGTTATAGTATTCGATCAACTTGGTGTTCATCTCGAGGAGAGTTTCGGTGCGCTTGATTACGGCGAGTGCCTGTTCACCCTTTGGGGTGCACATCCAGATGTCAGCAGGGTTCCACTTGTTCTCGTCGCCAAATGGTTTACCTGCTTCCTTGTTCATCTTCTTATAATGGGCGTAGAGTTCGCCGACCCATCTAGACCCACGGTGGTGAGTGTAGTTGGTTTTAGTGAAACGCTTCTTCAGGTTTTCTGCTGTGAGTTTGGAGGAGTTGACCCAGTCGTCTGGCAACTTAGTCAGGATGTTATTCAACTGCTCATCGACGTCGAACTTATTGGCGTTCTTCTTCAGACCAGCATGGGTGTATGGTTGCTTGCTGTAGAGCGCCGCGTTATATACACACTGAGCAGACTCGGTGAGTTTAGTCTGTGCCGCGCCAGCACCTGATCCACCTGACCCTTTATACTTTGCGACTACGGCATAGGATCCAGTCAATTCAACGTGACCTGTGGTAGACTTTGTCGGGGTTGGGTTGTACTTGGCGCCATACGCTTTCAGTTTGGTAGCGATAGACATAAGCACATCAACGCGGTCAACTCCTTTTGGTAATAGGACTGTGACCAACTTCGAACCTTTGCCGTCTTTGAGGTCTGTGTATCCGCACTTATCGACTTGAATCTTAAGTTCGTCTCTTGATTTTATTGCTGGCATTATCCAAGGTCCAAGTTAGAATTAATAAGTCTATTTATACTCGAAATTTCTACAGCGCCTCGTAATTCATTAGGATAAGTTCTTTCCTATTCTTTTCATCTTCGCGGTATGCCTTCCCGCTGTGCATCGTGTACGTCAAATCAAAGACGTCACTACGCCAGTCGGAGTACATCTTCTTGATCAGGTCGTTGTTATCGTACGACAGCATGGCGAACCCTTCGACATGTCGCATGTCCTCGCAAAAGGTATCGTGATTAAACGCTTTGTGTATCTCGCCTGACTTCTTACCATAGACGAAAGAATTACCGTCCTTTCCGACCTTTGCGTATGGAGGGTCGAGGTAGACCCAAGAGTTGTGGTTACCAACAAGGAGTTCGGAGTAGTCTGTATTGGTTATCTTCCAATCCTTGATGTGCTGGCCAAAGTCAGCAAGTGCTCGGATATTCTTCTCGCTGAAGTTAGACTGAGATGCTGAGGCACTGAACCCGCCTGCGATCAAACCAGAGAACCCACACTTGTTCACGACCCAGAATCTCCACGCTACGCAGAATGGGTCGGTATGTGTGGTATCCTTCAAAGATTCTTTACATTCGAGAAACAACGCTCGGTGACCTTCAACGTCGCCTGCGTTTCGCTTTGCTTCGAGTAAAGTGGAGACCAGATCAGTAGGTTGGTCTCGGAGCGCCATCCAGAAACAATACAACTCGTAGAATACATCGTTGATCCAGACTGGTGTGTCGGGGTATCGCCTAGAGAATTCTATTGACATGCTACCACCACCAACAAACGGTTCCCTGAACTCATCGATCGGTTGCTTCGGCATATTGTCGAACAGATACTTTGCTGCTCTAGACTTACCGCCAATATATCGGAGTGGGGTCTTTGATGCCTTCGGTAGTGTCATATAGGTCTTCACAGTCTTAATTATACAGGTAGAAATACGCCTAGGAAGTCGATGTTATTTCGGGTTATCTTCTTGCTGTCGAGCAATTCAATCCAACCGTCATGTAACTTGTCTTCCCACATCCGCGCCTCTACTTCCCAAGGTTCATTCTCTTCGTCGTTCATGTCGAAGGAGCATTCCTCGCCTTTCCATTGACACTTCTCAATACCGTCCTTACGTGGGATCAACTCCCGTCTCAGGTATTGTCGTGCGTGTACCATTTCGTGTCCTAGAGTCTTGAGTTTATCTTCGTTGGGGATTGGTTTGCCCCATTGAATCGACCCTATGTGTATTTCCGCCTCACGGTTGTCGCCCCAGCAGAGACCATAAGCGTCACCCTCGAGCGTTCCTCTACTTAGATGCACGTCGATGGTTCCGCGTAGTTTGTTGAGTTCTAGATGGTGCGCACAGAAGTGGGCATAGACTCGCATGTATTTCGGTACTGACTTCGAGAAAAAGATTTCCATAATATAATGACCTAATCAATTGAGTAATATTAACAACCAGAAGTGCAAAGCACTTTGTCGATAGTTTTACCAATCTCGTAGATCTGACGGTTGATTCCGTTTTGGACTTTGTTCTCTACGGTCGTGCCGAACCCTTCAACTGAACGTTCAACAATGCGCCCTACTGGACCCGCTTCCTCTTCCTTCTGCTTGAGGTGCCAGCATCGGGGAACATACAGACTTCCAGTCGACTCGTTGTAAATTGGTTCGCAATGACTAGAGGTAGTCTCGATGACCGTAGTGCCAGCTGGAACGGTGATGGTCATCGTCTCCTGCGCTGTGGCGTCAGTGACCAGTGAATAACTGAATATGACGAATATGAATGCCAATACTTTGGGCGTCTTGTTGCCGATCATTTTACTTTCCTCAACCAGATAATTGCTCGAAGGTGGTGGTTATATCCGATGAACTTCTTTGCCTCGCCTGTTCTACGGTTTAGTGCGACGGTCCAGAAACTATGTGTATCGGTCATAACAATCTCCTCAACTCAGATACTATTATCTCATATTTAGGGTACAAGCGCAACATTTCAAAAACCCTTATAGATCAACAGGTTACCCTACTCTTCCTCTTCATTGAGGATCTCAGCGCCTATAACGAACACAGCACAGGCGACCACCAACAACATAAACACCGACATCTCGACTTCCTTTTATCATCTTATACTGCCTATTCTACGGCATATAGAAGGAGAAGTCAACAACTTAATTCCCTGTAAAATCAACAACTTAGAACTTTTTTTAAATCTCCTGTAGAATCAACAAGTTACTAACTTTAGTTCGCTATTCGCGTTTCAGGACAAATACAAAAATATTTCGCGAAACGAGACAAAAATAGGAGATCGACATATAAATAAATTCGTGACGTGGGATGTATTCTTTGTAATTACTGTGCCATGATCACAAAGGCAATGGGAGGTTTCAATGCCTAGCGAGCGAATTTCCGAAGTCGAAACGAAGTTGTTCACCCATGAAGGTCGCATCAAAAGTTATGAGCAGGATATGAGGCAACTCCAGGATAATGTTGACCGAATAGAGTCTCACTTGCTCGAAGTGAACTCACGCCCGTTTCCAATAGGGGCAGTCATATCTGGTGTTGTAGGTATACTTGGTGTCATGGGTACTGCTATCTTCGGAGTACTGAATTATGTCGATGGAAAGGTTGAGCAACAACTGCAAGTCTCAAACTATGTCGAGCGAAGAGTACAGACTAACGCTGATGAATTGGGGGATCTAACTACGATCCTTCATGACCGTGTTGGTCGCTTAGAAGAGAGAGTTGCGTCTCAAGGAAGAGAGATCGCCGGAACTAGACATAACCATTCGCAATGAAGTCTGCAATGCTGGTCGTACCAGAGCAAAGAAGACGCAAGGATGCATTTTAATTTCGGGGGCGGATTTGCCCCCATTTTTTTACCTATTGATTGTGACCCCGCTCAATGCCTTTCAAGAGTCTCCTCACAAACCCTTCACAATCATACCCTATCATTTCCCCTGTAAACCTATCGATTTACTGTTGTGTACACATCCTTCCAGTTACGGACGAACTGTGCTTCGCCGACATAGGACTTATTGTGGTCATGCTCCATGAGGAGAGAACGTAGACCTGCCCTCGTGCCGACATCTGCGTTAGCAGGTTTATCTTCAACCCACCAACACTCGGTGCCTCTGTACTCTTCTAGCGCGTCATCTTTATCCGCGCCTGTATCTAGATATACAAATCTCTCGAACACAGATGGACCATATAACTCGATAAGGTTCTTCGTGCGCAAGTGCTGTGCATACTGGTCGTTCGTCATCGAGGTGATTACGTGAAAGACATAACCAAACTCCTCGTGTAACTTTCGTACATACTTAACTGAATCTCGCAGAGGTGGCAACTTGCGTATTGTGGCAGACTCGTTAAACATCCGAACAAGACGTCTGGTTTCTAGCGCCGAGATGCCATAGCGTTCCTTCATAGCGTAGTCTGTGGCATGAGACTCATCTGCCTCGTACCCATATCTCGACATCCACTGACCAAAGGAGTAACTCCAATCAAGGAGTACTCCATCAACGTCTGTTAGAATTACTTTATCTTTCATAATTAATGCCCAGTGTTCTCTTCGTCTTTCCTTCGAAGCAGATAGTCGACATGGTCGAGATTCAAAGGTTCACGATCAAATGCATTCATCATGTTACACATACCCTCATACAACTCATCGGGCACATCGCCGAATGGGTTCGCTGGGGTGTCACAATAGAAGGTCACATTACCGTCAAGGTCATAGAACACCTCATGGATCATATATCCAAGAAGTGGTTCCGTCTTAGGGCGATGTGCAATTCTGAAGTCGCTATTGGTGGCAATGTTATTCCACTCCGTGGTCTTCTTCATATTGATCCCTCAACTTAATAAACTCTGGTATCCACTCGTCCCTGTCCTCAATGAACACTTGCGAGTCTCCCTCAGCGGAAGTAATGATGGTTACAAGTTGTGATACAGGTTGCCCTGTCATCTCTTCGAACATAACAGCATACGCTGCTTCCTGCTTGAAGTAGTTATAGATTTTGGATCTAGTCTTGCGACGTGCAGCGGTCTTCCAGTCAATGACGGAGAGTTTGCCATTAAACTCTGCAATCATATCTACGGTGCCTGCTGTGCGGAGGTGATCAGAATACATTAGACCCTCGATCACCTTGATGTTGTCAATACTTTCATTGGCAACGGTTCTGAGTCGAGTAAACATTTCAAGAGCGTTGGGCATTACTACGCCCTCTGTCTCTTGGTTTGAGCAATAGTCTTCGATCAACTGGTGGACCGAGGTGCCTCGCTGAGACGCTTGGGTACTGACTCGTTGTGCTTCTTCCTTACCTACTCGTCTGCGCCACTGCGCTAGACCTGCCTGTAACTTCTTACAGGAGGAGGTGACTGTTGTCACAGAAGGATAGGGCATAGCAATCTCCCCGTCGTCGCGAACGTAATGTCGCTTTCCATCGATGTTGACCCGTTTGATCTTAGGAAGGTCAACTAACTGCAAGTTGAACTGTTTTCTATCACTCATAATACATACTCATTATACAATACAATCTATTCTACTCATACTACCAGGAAAGTCAAATTACTCTCCTGCAAAAGAATCGGTCTCAGAGTAGACAGCATCGATGCCTTCAGTCTTCAGAAGAGTCTTCTTCGCTGACTTAAAAAGGTTCTTGTTCTCTTTGCGCCACTTCCGTGCCAACTGCCCGTCCTGCCCGAAGTCGGCATTACCCAACGCCCAAGACTTCTGTACCGTCTGGAGCATATGAACTTGCACAGGGTCGCCGTCTTGCTCAAACGTCCACATAAAGTAGATTCGTCCATACGCATCATGCGCCGCCATTGCTTCTTGCTCGAAGTGAGCGGAAAGTCTCTCGACCGCGAAAAGTGCAGCTGGAGCGAGTTCTTCGATTCCCTGCTTGCGGAGAGTTATGATTGGTTTCTGATCACTGTCTGACATTATAAAATCCTCTTTGGTATGTGCGCATATATTTATACGTCACCTTCGGTCGCCTTTCCCTGCCTTAGAATCTCACCAGCAAAGTACACGTCCTTGACATGACTCTCATAGCAGTGGTCTTCATCCCAGAAGAACACCTTGTTGAGCAACTCGTATGCCTTGCTCCAGATAGGTTCGTTCCTGTGGCGATAGCACCTAGCAGAAATGGTCTCGTCGGGATTGCCATACAAGAAGATTGCGTTACCCGACTGGGATAACAGAACGAATATTCGCTCGCCAAAACCAAAGACGAACTTAAAGACTGCGTTGTCTGTCATGACTTATCCTCAATGTAGCAGGGCGCATCCTCAAGTTTGCCGATCATATCTGAGACGATATCGCTCGCCGCGATCATGGCATTGATGCAGTCATTTATCGCCTCACGGTCGATATCGACTCCCTGTTCAACGGCACCTTTGTCCGCTTCGGTCAAATTAACAATAGCGCCTGTCAGCGATCCATTCGCCTCAATCAGGTTTTGAAAAATACCTTTCACTATGATCTCCTCATCTGGGCGATTTCCGTCGCCTGTTCTTGATTGATAACTGGCACAGCATTACTTTTGTGCATCGTAGCGATGCCAGTAACGAGTGTCCCTGTATACTCTTTGCGCTCAGGCGCAGCGTTGACTGTAGGCGCACCCAGATCGACAGAAGAAATCTCTGGTTGATCTGAGTCACGTCGGTACGGTTGACTCGCCGAGGTCTTCATGGACTCGAACGGTCGGGGTGTATACTTCTCGAACACTTCACCCTTGGGTGCCTTCTTCTTGATCTTGCGACCAGAGAAGTCGTGTGTCATAGAACCATGCTTCATGAAACATCCTTTTCTTCGATAGACCAAACTCGGTCAGGGTATTGCTCTTCCAACTCGATAACCATGGACAACGCTTGACTCGCGCTGTAGGCGGTGTAAGTGTACGGCGACTCACCTTCCTTTCCGTCCCATTGATCCTTATAGGTGATCATCCAGATTGATTCGTTCATGCTGTATGACCTGCCATGGCGAGAATCGCCGCGTTGTCTGGATCGGCGAGTGCCTTCTCCGTGATTAAATCTTCAACGATGTTCAAGGCACTGATCAATCCAGCAACCGCTTCCTCGTCTTGGTGCGTATCTGCCCAAGTAATCTCGGCGTTGATCAAGTCACGTGCTTCAAGTAGATACTTCATTGCTTACCCTCACTCAATTGAAATACTATTATCGTCCATATGGTAGGACAATGGCAAAGTTAAAAAAAGTGAATAGAATCAGTAGGTTACACTCTACCGAAATTGAAAGAGATGGCGGTCCGCTCGAACTCGCCTGTCTGTGGACCCTGTGGACCAATCTGATGCTCCAACCATGGGTTCCAGAAAAGCATCATCCCCGTCTTGGGTTTGACCCTATGCAACCAACCAGCGCACCTATCGGGGGAGGGTTCGCTCATACCTGCTATGGTATACAGCGGGGACTTAAACACCAACGGACAAGACTGTTCGTCAGCATATGGATAGTAAGTGCCTGCAACGCAGCATTTGGGGTGATTGTGGAATGTGTGGAAGTCATACTCCCTGTAAACTGACCACCATGCATGGACCATATCTGCGTATTTGTTATGAGCAACTCCCTGATTCTCAAGGAACATCACCGCGCCTGCTTTTATACATTTCTTCAGATCTTCCCAATAGGGCATTCTCTGGTTCAGTTTATGGTTATTCAAATCGTTATTGAAGTATGATGTGTACGCATCGTCGAAAGAATCCTTCAGCGATTCCTTACAGAATTGCGCGATCTCTTGATGCGGTAGTTCGACATCGGTGGTCAGGATGTTTATGTCTTTGGGGAAGGGATCCTTGAAAGAAAACTCTCGTATCATTTATATTCAAACCAACCCGTGATGGTATACTTGTCGCTGTCTAGTCCATCAGCATAATGCGGGTGGGTATACCCTGCTGGCCAGATGACCAACTTGCCCGTAGAAGGTGACACAGATGTTTTCTGCTGAGGGAATATGGTGTGACCGTCTTCGGTTCTATTCAGGTATGCCATCCATACAGCAAACCGAGCAGGGTTGTTGGGGGTCTGCTCGAAATGTTCAGCGGTAAACCCCTCGCCCTTTGAGGACTTCTGTACCTTGTATGTGATGTTCTTGTACATCTTATCTTCGATCAACTCGGGGCAGTTGAATGCAGAGAAATACTCTGTCGCTTTCTCAAGGAGAATAGGTTCGAACTCTTTTACCATATCAGGGGAAACGCTTCGCAGGTATAACGCAGAGTCAACTCGCCCTGGAACTTCTGTCCTGATTGCCTGATGCGCGTGCCCTTCGTAACAGGTTATCAACCTGTCACATAGGTCTTTAGGAATGGCATTGCTCCAGACTTTCACTGATTCTCTTCGACGTCATGCACATGTAATGCGATGATGGCGTAATGCAGAACCTTCATCAGATCTGCTCGGTTCTTTCCTGCCTTCTTGCCATACCGCTGGGTGTACTTTAAGATGTTACCGAGACAGAACCCCTCACCGTGTCCACCGTCGATGATGAACTCCGTCGCCTGAAACTTGTTCTTGGCATAGTGCTCGCCATATGTCTTATCGACATACTGAGTCAACTCTTCGATGATTCGGTCTTCGCTGTACTTGTACTCGATGTCAATCTTCTTTGGCATTAGTAATCTACTCCATCACGATACTGTCCACGGATATCACTCAGTGGGTCAAATTCTGCATTCTCTTTTGATTTGGCAACTGCTTCCTCTTCACCGTTCACCACTCTCTCCATATAACCCAGAAGCAAACTCGCCATGGATACACCTTCCTCCTCGGCGACAACTTTAAACTGGGTGTGGAGATATTCAGGGACTCGGATGTTAAAGAGTTTAGTGTTACCTCGTTCGCTACCTTGCTTCTTCGCCATTACTTCACCAAAGTAACGACAATCAGAACAAACAAGAAGATGTTCGTGAAGAACAGTTCCAGTGCAAGGATGGTATGGTACCAAACCCAACGCGCCTGATAGACTTCTTGTACTTGTTCGTTTTCGTTTCCTGGGAGATGTTCAACAATCGCTTTGTCGAAGGCATTGTTCTCGACTGGTTGCTCGATAAAATCCTTTGCCTGTAAACCCTTCTTGCTGAAGAAATTTCTTACATTATCAATCATACTGTTACTCCTGCCCACCATTCTGGCGTGGGACGTTTCGACCAAACGGCAAACCGTTGCTTGTCTGCTTTATAAAACTTTCGATACGACGTCACAACATCCAAGGATCCGTCGTCATTAGTAGTTATACAATCTGGATATGCCTTCATCGCGGGAGTCGGTAGAGTGAACTCGCCAGACTTGAGGTTCCTTGGAGGAGTTGCAAGTCTCTCTGCCAACTTACGTTGACAAGCATGGACCTTACCATAGCGGTGAGTGTATTCTCGACCCAGTTCCTGCCATAGGTCATACAACCAGAAATAATTCTCGAGGGATTGCCGTGCCCAGATAGCACTGGGATGATTGACGTGGCACGCTTTGTAGATGATGTTCTCGTCTGGACCGTCGAGACGCCAACGCTTGACGCGCTGTCCCGCCCGACCACGGTCTGTCCACTCCTCGCCGTCAAGGAGACGATGAGCAGTGGACAGGAGTTGTGGGTATTCGATATTCATCTTGACGACGTGCTTGTCGAGATGTTCTATTGCGGACTGTACCGCTGATTCGTTTAGGCAAAATATATTCATAACATTAATTCTCTCTCAAATCGTTCTCATAGTCAACACTTATTTCTTATCAGTTAGATCATACGCCCCCATGTATGCTCTAGAGTCTTCCGAGATATAATCTTCTTCGTCGTCTTCCGAGGTGACGACTTGGTAATCGCTCCAGTCCTCATCGTGTGGTATTGGATCTTCTTCCAACCACTCGTCAGGTTCTTCAATGGGGTGCACCTTCCCTGACCAAGATACGTCTATTGGGTGCGGTTCCTGAGGGATGATCTCTTCAACGTCAACAACGTTGTTTGGGTCGACTCGCATATTCCCGTCGTCGTAGAATATCTTGTCCTTCTTAGAACGACGGAACTCCATAGAGGCAGCGAGTAACAGCACCACAGCAAGTGGGTCGAATACTATGACCAACAGGATGATAACAAACCTGACTGCCTTGTCGAGGTATGCTCCTGCGTCCTCGCCATAGATCAGTTCTGCAATATACTTTAGTGGACCAACCTCTGCTTCCAGATCACGCACACTGCTTTCGAGCACAAACTTCTCTTCGCGCAGGGTATCCATCTCAGCATAGTATTGATCTATCTCTGCCTCTAGGTTAGAAACCAGATTGTCAGCGGATACTTCCTTGTCGCCGATCCTGCTTTGTAGCGACTGTATCTCGGTATTCGCTGCGTCGACTTCTGCTTGTGCTGATGCTCTAAGTTCTTCGATTTTAGTCTGTCGTGGTTTAATGTCGTTCACGAGGGCAGCACGTAGTGCCACGATTTCTGCCTGTACCTCCTCGGACACCTCTATCTCCTTCTCGCGAAGGGATGTGATATCTGCGTCAAGTACCTGTATCTGCGCACCAAGTTCCTCTCGACGCGTTTCCTGCTCTGCTCGGAGAGACTTAGCATCCTCGGTCCAGTCTTTCTTGACCGAACCGAATGCGCCCTTCTCAATACCCTTCTCTGATAGAGCACGAACTTCCGCGTCCATCGTTTTAATCTCGTCGCGAATACGCTCTATGGATCGCTCTTTGGTCTGCACGTCTTCCTTTACTCGTGACTGAGCAACCCCGATACGATCCTGCTGTACCCTTATGTCAACACCCAGTTGATCCCGTAGACTCTGTATCTGTGCCTCTTCGCTCGCTATGGCATCACCAATACGATCCCACGCGCTGTCGATAACTTGTTCCTGTCGTGCAATACTTCGCTCGACCGATCCGGATGTACTCGTCGAGTCGCCTATCCTTTCGATCTTTTGCTCTGTTGCCAAGACTCTACCTTCGAACCTAGCAATCTTATCATCAAGACGTTCGACCTTCGCGCCTACTTGAGATGATTCGCCTACTTGTTCGGTGTGTGCCTTGGACAGGAATCCAAAGATCCCTAGTGATGTGATGAACATTAGGACTGCCACCGCGCTAGTGAGATATGTTCTCATCAACCACGGAACCTGTGACCAGTTGGAATGTAACCACGCAGCGGTGACCAACTTTCCAACCTCGAGCACGCCACCCATGATGGCGATAGGGATAACAGATCCTGAGAAAATCGCGATAAGTCCCGCGATACTATACCATGCTGCGACTCCAGCAATGGAGAATGATGTTGCAAGTGTTAGGTATTTCATAGTTCTACTGCCTGTAAAAGATATGATTGTTTACTTTACTCACTTTAATCATTGTATGTGCCCAGTATGGGGTGACGTGTACCGCATGATACCACATGGCACCTTGCGTGAAGTCTTGCCCCGATAATCGATAGAATGTGACCGCAGATACCAACTTTGCGTTCTTCCACTCAACCGAATCATAATCTATGACTTCTGGTTTGCCGTCGCAATACCAACTGAATTGACATGCGTTACGAATGGGGACCAGTTCCCCAGTCTTCCAGGACGGATGCAACTTTGCCTGTTTGACAACGCCACAAACCGAGTCTGGGAATCTAGATGATTCGACTCGGTTCATTGTGACGTGTCCAACTGCTTCCATACCCTTAATGCCTTCGCCCCGAGACTCGTGATATATGTTCTCAGCGAGGCAGGTTATTTCGGATTCATCTTTCACGCCATAGGCATAAGAGATACTAGGGATCAATAGAAACAACAGCAGGTATTTCATGAAGTATCACTCGTCGTGATTCTCGGCGACCATGCCCATCTTCTTCAGGTCTTCGTGTTCGCCAGAAACCTTAAACATTCTTCCGTCTGCCATCGCTAGGGTCAGAACCTTATTCATGACTCTCAGCGAGGTGTTAGGATATTTAGGATGCGCAGCATATTTGAATCCTACATGAACCACTTCGCCATACAGGGTATGTCCAGATTCAGTCTTCCAAGATACGTTGCGCCCTTTGACATCTACAGGTGATGGGATTACTTTCTTTGCCTTTGCCATAATAAAATTCCTTTTCAATTAGTCTGTCAGTAAGACTTTTGCATCAGTCTTCTGAATAAAATTACCAGTGTTCATAGAGTCGCCCGTCTTGACATAATACTCTTGCGGGGTCTCATAGATGACTTCGAATACTTGCCCGACGGCATGCTCATACCAGACTAGACTGGCAGCGGGTGGACTTGTGATGACTACTTTCATGACATGAATGCCTCTAGCGAATTATAGGTTGCGTTCTTCCAAGGGTCGGAAGTGAATGGGGTGACGAATACATCAGGGATTGGTTCGCGCAACTCCTTGAATGCTCGGTGCTTCTTACTGAACAGGAATAACTTTGAAAACTTTTCCCACTCATGGGTGCCTGCCTTACGCATAGCAACCAGACGACCACCGTGTCCACCTTCGATCAGGTAGTCGTGTTGGGGCACCTCGTACTCCACTTTGGAATACTTCGTCGTTTCCCTCATAATCTTGAGTTTGATATCACTCACTTAATGTCTCCAGCAATCAACTCATCATAGGATTGTGCCACGAACTCTTGCTTGCGGTTCTGCTTGCTGTAATACAGACCAGGTTTGTCGTCACCGCCATATGTCAGAACAGTCTCGAATCCCTTCTCTGGGTCTTCCATAATCTGCTTGCCAGAGTGGAGCATTGAAACAGGATCTTTGAAGTTGACTACTTTGCACGGTTCTGAATTCGCCGCTTCTTGTGGCGTCAGGATTGCTTTATAATAATGGACTTTCATTCACTCTACCTCAGTTGCTTCCACGATTGGTTTTAATATTTGGTCACGAACAGACAAGTATGGGGCGCACTCTCCGCTGATCGTCGTTGTGTATCTGGTCATTCGCTTATACTTTCGGTCTTTCTCACTCGATGTGCTTACCACTACGGTGCTGGTCTTATCGAAGGTGAACCCCATTGCGGTGCATCCCATCGCTGCTTTGAACTGAGCATTGAGAAGAGATACATCCTTCGTGTTGCCAGATCCTGTTACCTCAGAGATAGATGGTAGGGTAGTCGCCGAGGCAAATGAACCTACAATCAGGAACGGTGCTAGTGCTAGTGCGATTTTCATACATACTTCCTTAACATGGGTGTTACCTTATTTATCAAGAGATATTGTATCTCGCCGACTCGCATAAGGACAACTTTTAGAATATTGAATACAATCAACGAGTTAGCGAATATCCGCCTGTCTCTTCTTGATTGCGGCGATCGCCTCCTCGCGCTTGTTTTGATATGTCGCAGAGACCATCATAAGACCGAAAGAAAGTAATCCATGTGTCCAGAAGAAACTACTTTCTAGGTTCAAGTAGAACAACCAGTTGAAAACTATTGACCCCAAGAAGAACAGAAAGTACAGCGCCATTGGTACTTGCAGGGCAGCAAACTGCCCCTCAGACAGACGGATCTTTCCTTCAACCTTCGCCTGCTGGACAGCGTTGTTTTGTGCTACTGCTTCGTTGTGACCCGAACAATCAAGGCACTTCCAAACGGTACGGTTGCGAGTATACGAACGACGGTTGTTTGCAACGACAGTCTTCTTGACCTTCTTTGCAGCAGTATCACTGACCATCGCAAATGCGAGGTTGCCAGCGGTAACTTTGTTGTCGGAGCGACCAGAGTTATATGACTCGGTTACCCTCTCCATCATATTCGCAGGATTCTTGATCCCACAATCGTAACAAGTCTTGCGCGCATAGTTTGCCATATTACTCTCCCTCTTCCTCAGTAGGATAACGCTCAGCAGAGACGTTCAGATACTTCACGACCAGAGGCATCATGACCTCGATGTCCGCCTCACGGTCTTCCTCAGCAACGTTCTCGCTGTGCTTCAGACCAATCATGGCACCCAACAAACAATCCAGAAGGTTTTGCATATCTTCGTTCATGCTAACGCCCGCACGCTCACGTGGGGTTGGAAACTCGATTACTTCACTCATTTCTTGCTCTCCTCAACTCAGATACTATTATCGCCGAAAGTGTAGTACAGTGGCAACAATAATAAAGGTGAATAAAAACAATAACTTACGTGGGGAAATATATTTGGATAAGGGATGTTGCGAGGAGCAGACCCATGACTCCATTCAGGAGGATCAGGGCGCGGTCGTGCCACATGATTGAGACGGTCGTCCAACCTATGGTGGCGAGAAATCCTATGGCGATATCATACTCTCGGTATTCTGGTCCAGCGGATCGGAATGCCACGCTGGTTAGTATCAGGATGGTCGAGACCCACTTCAGGTACCAGTCGATCCCGCCTGTTGTTCGCTTTCCTTCAGTCATACCCTGATCCACATATCCTTGTACATCTCGTCATCTGGACCCATGAGGGCAATAAGTTCCATGGACTGTAGCATCTCGCTCCAGCTGGAAGTTTGATAGAAGTTATGAAGTAGACCCATGTTGAGCGGGTCTATTCGGACGGTAAAAAACGAAGTTTCCATATCAATCTCACTTAACAAATGCAGTAGGTGCCCATGATTTATGCGCTTGGTCCAACCAGCGACGCTGGATATGACCACTACGACGCTGGATCGAAGTAGGCATCTCTTCATGTGCCCAACCATAACAATGCTTCAACTCATGACGAACGGTAATATCATCAGCATTAACTTTCATGAAGACGTTACAGGCAAACTCAGTACGCGAGATTTCACCAGTAGCATTATCACGATACACACGCTTAGAAGTCAGGGCACAACCAAGAGCGTTCTTGCCACAGACTTTACGAACTTTAAAGTTATCACGGACAACGTTAATCTCAACGGGATCAATCAGTTTCTCATAATCAACACCAGCAACGCCTACATCATGAGCGCCTGCATCACCCAGAGCGGGGATAGAGACAGCGAGAGCGAGAGCAGCGATTACGTTTTTCATTTTTTTATTTCCCTTTCAGACTTTATTTATCAACCTTACAAGACATATTATAGCATATGTTAAGTACAACGACAAGATTAAGAAACCTGAATGAAAACAACAACTTACGAAACCTGAATGAAATCAATAACTTACAGCGTTTTAACGTATGCGGCGATCGCCTCGATCTGTTCTGGAGTGAGTCCAGACGCCTGACTTACCATAATGGCGTTACCCTCTCCTGCCTTGAACGACCTCAGAAGGGCAGCGATGTCCCTCCCAGCGAGCGCGGGACCGATCCCACCTTCTCCTTGGGCACCGTGACATGCGCCACAGATACGGAATCTCGCCTCTCCCTCAGACATCGGGTCGGCATTACATCCCACTGATACCAGCAGGGCGAACATTGCTATCGAATATTTCATAATAGTTCCTTTTGGATAAATTGGATTAAGTCTCCCAGTTGCTCAGCAGACATCGCCTTACAGTATTCTTTCACCATTACTTCTGGACCTTGGTGCCCATCGACCTCAGGCAACCGACCATACTGGTCCTTGTATTCTGACAGGAGAAGAGACTCCATGCCATGAGCAGATAGTTTGACGGCATCACCAAACCCCATCGGGTAGTATGCCACATACAGGTGACGTCTGTTCTCTTCGCCGAACAGAGCACGAAAGTACATCCCATTCTCATAAGGATTCTTTTGTGCCAGTCCCCTCATGACAGTACCAGAGAAATCCATGGTGCGGTTGCACATGCCCCGTGCCACAGATGACCCAGCGGTTCCGATGTAGATGACTCGCTCGTCGAGATGGTCTACAGATTGGGTCGCGATCTCGCCTGTCGGGTCATACGCATACAGGTAGCACCCTCCCTGATTGTACCCATACTCGTCTTTCTTATCGAACCCGACATAGTCGCTGTCAAACTTAGCACGCTTGTCATTCGGGAAGATTGGTAACCAGTTAGTCCAACTCATATGAACAACACCAACATACCGCCTAACGTGGCACCCATTGCGATGATCACTAGCAACCCGATGAAATCATTACCAATATCGTTCTTCATAACTATCTCCATACTTGAACCACTATTCTATCGCAGTATAAGATTAAAGACAATATTCATTAAACTGAACGAAATCAACAACTTACAATAACGTTGTCCTTCAGGGAGAAGTCGGTGCCCAGCATATGCTTGGTTCTTGCCGTTGCATCGTTCGACCAGACCAGCACCTCGGGGTCATCGTACAGGAAGTCGCAGTTCTTACAATAGTCGATATCGTCGAACCGTTCCTCTTCGTGAGCGAGTCTCAGTTCTTGGTATCTCTCTCCATAAAAAACTTCTTCGAACGATTGGTCGCTCAAGTGCCCCAACACAGACTTCGCCTCGTTGGGTGGACCCAGAGTCTGACAACAGGGAGTCATCGCTTGGGTCTTGCCGTCCACACCACCAGCACGGATTGTTATCTCTGGTCCGGATGGTCGCCCACAGGTCTTGCGGTCTATAGGATTCCTTTTGTTTCCCTCTGGATCATAGTTGCCTGACCAGTTGTGCATCTTCCAGATGTACGCCTTGCTGTTCACGTGCTTGATGAAGTTCTGTCGATACTCACTAACTTCGAAGTCAATCTGGTTGTTATCGGTGATCAAGTGGTACGTGCTGAGTTCACAGGAAGAACTTGTATCTTGGATGTACCCCTGCATGTTCATGAGGTTCTGTCGAACCTGAAAGAAATTATCCACATTCATCCAAGTGTTGTACTTGGAGGGACTGTATCCAATTACAGAGACTCTAATGAAGTCAATGCCTGCGTCGATGACTCGCTTCATGTAGTCGCCTTGCAGGTTGAACCCATTGGTGTAGATGTAGCACTTCAGGTCGCGCTTCTTCACCTCAGCGATGTACTTGTCCAAGTCTTTTGCGAGTGTAGGTTCACCCGACCCCTCTAGGTTTATCTGAGGAGTGCCGTACTTGGGTACAATTTCGTCAAGTATCGCGGTGAATTTATTGAGTGGCATCTTTCGGGTCCAGTCCTTTCCTCTTCCTGGACTGGTCTGGGGGCACATCTGGCAGGTGTAGTTACATCCACCGATTACCTCAATCACTGCCCTCTTCAACTTTAGAGTGTCGGAATATTTCTTCATCATTTGCAACCGCTTGTTGTGGATGGGTGAACCATCCAGTAATAACCATTTTCCAACTGTCTTCTGTCGGAGGTGTGCCGTGGTGGGGATGTGTAAATGCCGCTGGCCATATGACTAGCGTACCTGCTTTCGGTGGGAGCAGCAAATCGTGACGTGGGAATGCAGTATGTCCACCATTCTCAACGTCGTTCATATATAGCATCCATACAGCATACCTTCGAGAAGAATTATCTCCAGGACCCTGCTCGCAGTGCGGTCCATTAAACCCGCCACCTGGGGGTGTCCGTTGAACCTTTAAGGTGAGTCTCTCTGCGTTCTGGTGCGTTTCTCTATTGGGGCGCGGGGCATCCTTTGACCACTCAGGGTGGTTCTGTCCGATGGCATTAAAGTAGAGGTCTGCGCCTGCACAGACAGCACAACGGATTCTTTCTGCGTCCTCTTGGAATCTACCAAACGTTTCCATGTTGAAACTCGCATCCCACCGCTTATTGTTGTGTTGGAAGTTCACTTCGTTTTTAGTGAACCCTCCCTCAATCGGAGTTTCTTTATCCATCCCCATTTCAACTAGGTTGGCATCGAATTTCTCGTTGAAGAGTTCAGTCATCCTTGCGCAGAAATCTCGGTCAACCCAATCCTCTAGGATTCCTATATCATGCTTTAGAACGATGTCATCCTTCTTCGCCACGTGCCTTCCTCTTCTTGCGAGTCAGATCATTGATATCCGACTTATACCCATAATGTGAACGGTCAAGGCAGTTTTCCAATCTTCTCTTTTGTGCTATCGAAGAATGGTCCATCATGGTCTGCCTAAACCGATCATCCATCATCTTATATAGGTGAGAAAAGAATTGCCTGCCATCATCGAAAGAAGCAGAGTTGGGGTAGGTGACCTGCGTAGAAAGCACGATATCGTCGGTGAACGTGATGAAGTGCTTACCGAATTGCCTCGCTATCATGTGCCACATACCATCATACCCAACACAGAAGTCACACCCTTGGATTGTGGAGTATGCCTTTTGGAATGAATCTCTATACGTCAGGCGGATGACCTCGTGGTTCGGATGCATGTCAACAAGTTTGGAATGGACGCTGCTCCAGTCCATCATATCCTTGTATGCCTTTACAGGTGTCGCATTATGCTGGAAGTCCCAGTACGCAATCGTCTTGTCGTTGGTATGGGCAGAGTCTTTCCACTCTCCCTCTGCCATCCAGAAATCGCACAGAGGATACAGCAGACCTTCTTTGGGTTTCTCTCTTCCCTTCGCCTGAGTCTGTAGGTAATACCGATGAGGATCCCTGGTGTGTCGCGCTTCGTCGTCGTTCATCAGTACGTCCACATAGGAGAACATATCAGATCCCCACACATGCTCCATCGTGACGAGTTCGCACCCCACCATACGTTCCAGCATGAGTTCGTATCTCTCCTGGACGGTCTCGGTATCTATTGGGTGAAACAACCAGTCCCCTTCTCGTGCCCAGTGGATGTACAGGTCAACTTCCACACCCTGTCTTCGTGCCCACGTGGTGGCAGTGGAGAGTATAAGGTGCATGTCACCTGCGCCCTCCCCACCTCGGAAGTCAAACTGATCAGGGAGACTCATTAGTCGCTGATTGCCACAAACGATTTCTCTATTGGTCGCTCGTCTGCTTCCTTCACAAACACGCCATCCACCATACGACCCTTGCGGTCCTTGATGTCATCCCATGCCTGTTGTAGGCACTCCGTGAGCGTCAGTCCATTTCTCTCTGCGATATTAATGAGTACCACCACCATGTCGCCGATATCGTCTGACACATCCTTTCCCTTACAGATGTTATCAGATAACTCACCTGCTTCCTGTATGAGTTTTGCGAATTGGTCTTTATCCGTGGAACCATGGACCAGGTTTCTGTCGTGGTGCCATGCCCGTATGTTCTCTGTGAGTGTGATCAGATCACCATTCTCTTTCCGATGTCTTGTATTCACTTACCGATCTCCTCTGTTGCCTTTGCGGATAATATAAAACAGATACCGCCTGTAACGAGTGGTAATAGCATTAGTGTTCCTACTCCTGCTGCCAGCATGTTCCTCTCTCCTGATTGTTTTGATGTATTTTGATGCAGTCTCGCTCCGCCGACTCCGTCCTCCGCCGTGTGGTCGTCTCGTGAAAACACGAGCGACTCATGCACGACTCCTGAACGACTCAGAGTTACTGCTTGGACTGTTGCTTCTTCCACAGATCGTTGAGCGCATTCTGTAACTGCTTGTATCCGAGTTCCCCGCCCAGTGCAGCGTCGCGCTGTACCGAGTCGAGTTGGTCTTGGTGTTCTGCCACCAGTTCCTTCAGTGCATCGACAGAGTCTCGAAGACGGATCTCCTTCGGAGAAAGATTGTCGTTGCGAGTCGTGGAGGGTATTGGACCCAGTTCTAAACAGAGGTGGTATAGTGCTTCGCGGGGTGTCATAATCATGTGTCCTTTGGTACGCGGGGGAGTATTAATTGGTCTACCTTATATAGTGCATCCTTGGCAAGGAACAACTCATGCTTTACTTCGTCATCGTACCCTGCCACAGGGGAGTCCTGTAAACGAGTCATCATGTCGATGGTGGCACGTAGCAACGAGTGAAGTGCATAGTAGTGGTGGATGTCAGGTTCGGCAGGATCTTTGATCGATGATAACAACTCATCTAGATGGGAGAGGAGAGAGTCGATCTGGTCGGGTTGGAGTTCCTGGAGTGCTTCCTGTTCCAGATAATCTTCCTCGGCAGATACGACCCTTTGTCGAAATGCATCTAACGATACAACGTTGTCAGAGTCTGTACTTTCTTTTTCCATAATGTAGTTTCCATAATGTGTTGAATCAAATCATCTTGCCAGCGAAACAACTTGCTGAGTCGGTCTTCTTTCCGATGACCTTTATCGTGCAAATGTTAGCGAGGTTGGCATGTGTTCTTTCATCAGATGGTTTGCCATCTATCAATTCGTAACCCACGATCCAAAAGAACTTAGGGGTAACGCCCTCAGCATAGAACGACTCGTATGCACGAACGTACATCGATTCGTATACGCGATAGCGTATTGGATCGGAACAGTTATTATACAGCACCTCGACATCGCGATACCCTGCTTTTGGGGTATCTTTCGGTCCTTCTAGATCGTCTGGGTGTACCATGGTATGTTATCCTTGCGGGCAGGTGGGGTGGACTCGTAACTCCACCAGGATATTTATACTCTGTGAGTCGTGCAATACCATTTTTTCTCGCAGAATATTTTTTTATATCGCATAATCCAATCGCCGTGGAGGTTTAGGGGGAGGAGTAATCGGGAGTGATCGGGAGTGACTCGGAGTCGGAACCGCTAGGGATCCTAACCTGTAACCCTTTTTCACTAGGAGTCCCGTACGAACCAACACCCCCCCCCTACCTTTAGGGGAGGAGGCACGACGCACGACACATGCACCATGAACGCACACCATGGTCCATCACTCAGGGTATCAGTCCCATCACCTTGCGTACTGCATACTCTGATGTGCCACATGACTCGGCGATAGCAGCATATGTCGACTGTCCATCGTCTGCCACCACGACTGCTCTTAACTCTTTGTCTGTTATTTCTCTATTCATTTTCACTTCCTCTTGTTTGCATTACACTACACCCAATCATATAAAGAGTGTAACAAATGATGAATGGTATTAGCACAGGGAACACAACAAACATAATTGCTGTTATGACTAGATCTTTATTCATTCTCTTTGCTCTCTATGGAATACACAGTTGCCTGTATTGTTGTCAATAGAATTAATGTTAGAAGGACAATCGCGTCAGACAGATTATGCTCCATCGGAGTCTGCCATTTTCTCTTCGACTTTGAAGTAATGATCATCTGGACCAGACGTATTGTCCTGATATAGGAATTTCTGGAGGATGTATGCGGCGAGGAGAAACGCCCCCACCACACAGACGAAGAGGAGCAGGAGAGGCATCATAGGATGTGTCCTGCCTCTACCATATACTCGTCGAGTTTGGTTGCTGCATCTTCCGAGGACATACCAGAGTCCAAGAGATCGGAATAAACAGCGTCCCAGTCGATGACCGTGTCTCCCTGGAAGGAGATCGATCTCTTCTTGACTGCTGCGCGGATCACTCCACCTGATGCGTTGGTCTTGCTACTGCTTGCCATGATTACTCTTCCTCACTACTCTTGTCAATTGATTCTTTAATCCACTTCTTGAGTGATGCTTCACCACCAAGACAGACCACTTCGAGTTTGTACTCTTCCTCGACCTTCTCAACAAGATTAGCACGAGAGATGGCGAAGAAGTCAGACGGATGCAGGAGGATCTTTGTTGCCTTGCCTGTCTCAATCCAACGCTCAATGCGCTCTCGGAGCGGAGTCTTGTAGTAAAACGATTGTGGGAGATCTGTAGTGCTCATAACTTATTTTCCTGTGTTGGATTCTTCAAATTGGTAGAGGATACCGAAGATGGTATCATATGTTTCTCTTGCGTGCTGGAGGGCAATACGGTGCTCCTCAGTGTGGGAACGTTTCCAGTTCCTTTTCGCGATCTCGAGTCGTGCTTCAAACGTTCCCTCGAGATGCGCCGTTAATGCGGAGGTGGTGATCATAGGTAGTTTGGTCCAGTCCAGCGTACATCAA